CAAAAGGTTTTTGAAAAAAGAAAACTAATTCTATATGTTCTGGTAAAGCTTTCTTTATATGTATGTACTTACTGTACTCTGGAAAATCCCAGAATCTACCTTTAGCTTCAATTAAAATAATACTGCCATCATTAAACTTACGAACAAAATCTGGTTCATATTTATGTGCAATAACATAGTCTATGGTTTCCCAATGATGTCTCCAATCAGCAAACAATCTTTGATGTAAGTCATATTCCCAATGACTATCATAGCCTCTAGGTATTCCAGTTTCTTTTTTAGGTCTAGGCTTTCTAGGTTTTCTTCTAGGCATATTATATTATAGCAGAGTCATAGTTTTTTACAAGCTTCCAATATTCTAAAATATTGTTAAACATTTTTACATGTTTATAATGTGATTCTTTATCCCAAATATGACAAGCAATAAGATTAGTATTCTTTCTATCTACAAATATAGATACTCGGTCTACATCTTCATACTCACAACCTTGTGCATAAGCTGATAGTTGCATACCATGTTCATCATAAACTAATTTAGCAGGGTCTTTGCCTTCTAAGTTATCTTTAGTTTTAAAGTCTATAAAGATACCAGATTTAGAATATAAATCTATCTTACCACCATAGCCTGACTTTGCACAGAAAGAATCTTCTGCTATCCATTCTTCATTAGGAAATGTTTCATCTAAATAATCCTTAATAATTTTATAAGTTTTATTATCTGAGTCTCCTAAGAAACCACTCTCAATAAGAGCATGGATTTTAGTACCTTCTTCGGCAGCTTTTTTACCAATCTTTTTAGAATCTTCTTTACATCTGTAAGTAAAAGATTGTAAAGATTCATCTTCATATCTTTCTAATGTAAGTGCTGATTTTAAAGCTTGGTCAATCTTCCAATTTTCTAAAGATGGTTTAGCTATCATACCTATTATAGTAGTTACTGATGGTACGAAACCTTCTTTCTTAGCATCTCTAAGAGTAGTGTTTCTTTCTTTACCATTAGCACCTATAATAGTATATTTAGGTTCTCCGTCTTGGTCATACCAATGACCTGATTCAGAGGTAAACTTATTATAATTATCTTCAACTAATTTGTCAACCTTTTTTTTATTTTTCATGATGATTTACCCATCTTAATTTTCTTGTGTCAGGAATAAATAGTAAAAATTTTACACCTGCTTCTACTTGTTCCTTAGTTCTTGTTGATTTTGATTGCCAAATAGCATGTTTATTTTTTCTTTTTTTAATACCTGCTGTTTTAACATCGACTAATTGTATCATACCTTTAGGGTCTCTGACTATTAAATCAATAAACCCGTCACATCCACAATTTTTAAAGACTTCATATCCATTATCCCATAACCATGTTACAGCATAATGTTCTGCTAAATCTCCTTTTCTACTGGCTGATTGTTCTTTAATGAGTTTCATACCAACTTTCTCCTATTTTAAATTCACCGTTTAATGGACATCTCATTTTGAAATGTTCTCCTGCTTTAACTATAGCTTCTACTCCTAAAATACCCACTGCATCTGCTTGAGATTCTTTAACTTGTATCTGCCATTCATCATGTATATTAGCTACAAACTTAGCATCTAAAGTATTTAATTTAATTAAATCATTTAGAATCTGCATAGCTTTCTTCATTACAATAGCACCTCCTCCTTGTAATAAAGTATTTAATGCAGCATGTTCGCTTCTAACATATATCTTTCTACCGTCTAAACCTTTTAAGTACCCTCGTCTTGCAGCTTGTTGTACTTTAGTCGTAAGATTTTTAAGTGCAGGTAAGTTAGTAAGGAAAGTTTTCTTTAGTTTAGAACCACCTTCTTTACTCTCACCTATAATACTACCTATCTTAGCATCACCTGCTCCATATACTAAAGCATAAATAAAAGTCTTAGCTTTATCTCTTGTATCTAGTCCTGCTAAGTTTTGATTAGTTGAGTGGATGTCACCATTAACTACTTCATGTATGTAATCTTTGTCACCCATGTAGTGTGCTAATACTCTTAGTTCAAGACCACTAGCATCAATACCAACTAACTTATAACCTTCAGGTACAATCCAACAAGAACGACACTCTTTACCATAAGGACTGTAAACAGCAGGTATCTGTGCCATGTTTGGACTGTAGTGAGCCATACGACCTGTTATAGTTCCATTAGGAATAACATGTCCATGTACTCTATCATCTTTAAGTTCTTTCATCCATGAAGTTATCTGTGCTATACGCTTTTGTAATAACAAAAACTCAGCAATAAGTTTAGCTTCATGTATATGTTCAATCTTTTTAAGTGTACCTTCATCAACAATAGGTTGTCCGGTAGGTGTAAATCTTTCTGGTTTCCATCCAAAGTCTGTTAAGTATTCACCAATTTGTTTACGACTACCAAGATTAAAGTCTTGTAATTCTTTTCTCATAAAAGGTGTAGTGTTATTAGTATCTACTCGTTCAGCATACTCTACATTAGTTAATCCAGATTTAGAAAGCGTTCCATCTTTTTTAAGTTTAGGAATAACTTTCTTAACATCAACCCATTTAGGTTTGAATGTCCTATGAACTTCATCTTCTACTTCTACCATTCTATCTTTTAGTTTGGCTAGTAATAGTGTAGCTTCTTTTTCATTGAATAAGAATCCAGTTTTTTCTTGGTCATTAATTATCTTAGCAACAGTATGTTCTAAAGAAAGACATTCATCACTAAAACCTCGACCTTCATCTAATAATTTTTTGTATACAACTTCATTTAATTGTACATCTCTAGTACAATACTCTAGCATTTCAGGTGTATAACTATCAAAATCTTCTGGTTGTTCTTGTTTATGAAAGCCAACACGATAGCCCCAAGTTTTTAAACTGTGTCCGTTCTCACGAACAGGATTAAATAATCTTGACATAACTAAAGTATCTTCAATATCACCGGTATATTTAAAGTCCATTAATTTTTCTAAGACTGGAATATCATAACCAATTATGTTGTGTCCTATAAGCACATCAGCAGTTTGTAAAAACTCTTTGCCCTGTTCTAGTTGGTCAGGATCAAAGGTATGTGTAGTACCATCTAATTCTTTTGCAACTATACACCATAGTTTAGTAGGTGTTAGTCCGTCTGCTTCTATATCAAAAATAAGTTTCTTCATTATCAAATGTCTCCGAGTCTGTGGTTTCATATAGTCTACCACTGTTATTATCATATTGCAAAGTACATGCAAGTCCTGTGTCTCCAGTATATCTTGACTTAAGTACTCTTACTTTAGTACGACTAGCCTCTTCTGGGTCTTTAGCTTGTTGGTTTCTTTCAAGAGCAATCACACAATCAGATAACTGTGAGATACCTTGTGAGCCTTTTAAGTGTGAGAGTGATACCTCAATACCTTGCTCATGTCCTTTCTCTCCTGCAGCTCTTCTTAAGTGTGATACTAATATCATACCAACATTAGTTTCTTCAACTAAACTACGAAGTTTATTCATAAGTGTATCAATACCTCTACGTTCATCACCTTCTGATAAGATGTTGACAAGCATGTGTAAGTGGTCAAGCACTACCCATTTACATTGACAACCAATAATCATGTAACGAAGCTTAGAAAATATCTCATCAATATCAGTAGCTCCTAAGTGAGCATGGATAAAGACTCTATCTTTTTGAATTACTTTATCAAAGAAATCATTAAGTTGTTCAGGTGTATACTTATCTCGTTTCTCATTAAGATATATTCTATCATTAGCTTCAATAGATATTAAACCATCGGCAGTTCGTAACCAGTTTTCTTCAAGGGCAACGATACCTACATTGTCTTTAGTATTCTTAATAAGCCAATGCTCAAGTTCTCTAGTCACCGAAGACTTACCTAGTCCTGTACCACCTGTAAGTGTTACTAACTCACCTCGTCTTAGCCCATATAGTTTCTTGTTAAGACCTTCCCAAGGATAAGCAATACTTTCTTTTGTCTCACGATTTAACCAATCACTTTTCTGTGCTGATAATTCCATAATACCAGAAGGAGTATATGTTTTAGCTTCCCACCATGCTTTAGTAAACTCAGAATATTTCTTTTGTCTAAGCATATCATTAGCATCTTTGTAACCATTAGGTAGATTTATTATCTTAATCTTGCCGGGTTTTACTATACGAGCTACATTCTTAGCAGCTTCCTGTCCTGCCTTGTCATTATCAAAGCACAACACAACTGTATCAAATGCTTCAACAAACTCAATGCTTTCTCGTATATCTTTAACTGCACCTGCAGCACCACGCTTAAGTGATACGACTGCATACTTGCCTTGAAATAATTCATCGACTGCCATAGCATCACATTCACCTTCGGTAATAGTTAAGTACTTACCTTTAGTATTACGATACATCTGTTCACCAAATAAACCAGTGCCTTCATATGTACCATTGCTAAAGAAACTTTTATTATCTATAACTCTAGTCTTAGTACAAACAACTTCTGAACCATTGTAAAATGGATAGACATGTTTCTGTATTTTATCTGCATGGTCGTTAATAATCTTAACACCAAACTTAATAGCAGTTTCTTTTGATATACCTCTATCTGTTAATGCTCCATAGATACCAGAGTAAGAAGTTAAGAAAGTATTATTTTCTTTAGGTTTTACTACCGGTACTTTTACATCACCACTTTTCTCATAGTCTGGGAAAAATGTAGAACAACTAAAACAATAAGCTGAACCATCTTCATTCATTGATACTGCATCACTACTGCCACAACTATGACAAGGTAACTTATGTTTAATAAAAGTTGTTTTGTTTTGTTCCATATTCTATCTCCAAATAGAAAAGCTAGACGAAACTTACTAACCCCGCCTAGCTTTTGTTAGTTAAATGTACTACTCTTCGTCAGGAGTTTCTCCTTCTTCGGTAGTACCTTCTTCGACCAAAGCTTCTGGACTATCACCAAGTAACTTTTCTAAGTTAGCTCGATGAGTAGCCGATGCAAAGCTTAAAGCCTCAGTAACAGTTTCTAAATTTCCAACTTTGGAAACTATAATCTTAGCTTCTTTTAGTTTTTGTTCATCACTTATACTGTTGATGTCATATGATATTATGCCATCATCGTTCTTAATAGTAACTATCATTAGAACTCTTCTCCATCACTCAATAGTTCATCACCATCTTGTGACTTGTAAGCTACTAAATCAATTACTTGAACAGCTTGTAAATCTAATCCTACATAAGGACCAAACTTACCTTCACCAGAATACTCATTGTATTGTACTCTGACTTTAGAGCCATTACCAACTGCAACATTTAACTCTTGCTTGTCGGTATCAAGCAGTCTAGGTGCAGGTCTAACCATTCCATTAGGACCATTCACTTTACGCTTGATGACTACAGCAGAACCTTCGTCATGCTGCTTTATTTTATGACCACGAGAAGCAAAGTCGTTAGCAATCTGTTCGTCAACTATTAAGTCAACTGTGTAGACTGGTTCGAACTTTGTGTTCGGAGTGGTTATACTTGCCCATTTTACTGAGCCTTCTAATATTGCCATATGTTTTCCTCCATTTATAGCTAATTAAAAAATAGTGAGAGTTGTGAGCTGACTACTCTCGAAGCCATGGTCTGAGCCAAACCTTTAATTAATGGAGATAGAGGGCAGGTTACTCTTTGTTCCCTAAAATCTACAATCATTATAGCACACATAAAAATAAATTACAAGCCTTGTGCTATATTTATTTCTGTAATTGGACTATCTTCTTCAATAATATATATTTCTTCTTCAATACTTTTAACTATAAAAGTTAAATCATCAACAATATTAATTATTTGATTTTGTATTTTATTTATATTTTCAAATTTATTTTCTAATCTTGTTATATCTTTATCAAGTTTTTGAATTTTTTCATGCTGAACTGTTGCAATAGAAAATCCCATAACTATAATAAAAGTAAACAAAAATCCACTTATTATTTTACCTATCATATTATACCTCTTATAATTTAATTGATATTAATACTAGTATAGCTACTAGTAATACATTAACCATAAATAATTCTATAGCTAAGATAGTATGATACCATACCCATCTAGTTTTGTAAGCATTATCTATAGATAAATCATCTGGGTCTGGTTCTGTTTCTTTCCAAACTTTTTTGTTTCTGTTAGCCCATAATGTTTTAAACATGTTACCTCCCTTGTCCTCTGTATTTTTTAAAACTTCTACGTTTATGTTTATTCATAGTACTCATGCCTATGTTTCTTTTACTTCCTTGACTAGTCTTTTTACCACGACTACCAGTTTTAGAAACATGAATTATTGTTTGTTTTCTTATTGCCATTATTTATCTTTTTTATCGTAGTAATAATCTCTTAAAAACTTTTCATTAAATTTATAATACATTTTAAAATTATCATATTGTTTTTCACCATAAGCTTTTCTTTCTTTATTATTAGCATGGTACATTTTTAAACAAAACTCTTTAAATTTTATTTCATCATCAGTCATTTATTTCTCCTTGTTTAATTATTTCATTAGCAAGAAATACATCATCATCTATTTCTTTTTTAATTTCCCTCAACATATTTATATCACCAGTAAACATCCAAACTTTATCATCTGATATTCTTTTTATTGAATAAAGTTTAGTAACTATTTCTAATCCTAAAACAGAATCAACTACTTCTGTAGTATTATTTGCCCATATTTTTAATGTATCTTTTATATCAGACAATTCTACATTAACAGTATATTCATTTAGTTCCATTTAATATCTCCTCTATCTCATTATAATTATTTACATGTGGATATTTTTTTAAAAATTTAATAACCCATTTTTCTGACATGTGTGAAAGTCTAAGTTGTCCATCTCCAAAGACATGAGTTTGGTCAGGCATTAGTTCACTGACATCTTTTATAGTAATTGGTTCTCCATTGTCTTCAGGCAATAAAGTTTTTAACCATTGTACTTGTATTCTTTTTACTTTATTTTTTAAAGTTTTATATTTAGTTCTGTTCATATTATAACTCATGAAAAGAAAAGAAAGGCTCTACTTTAAATCCTTCTGGTAAAAAA